CGTATTGAAACTTCCGTAACTGCACCGGCTTTAACAAAAATGCTAAAGGTATGCTCCGTACCGGAAACAACGGTGACGTTTTGGTAAAACCAATGGAGGTCATCGTTGTTGTCCGCAACCAGCTTGTCACCCTCAGTGGCGTTATTAGGTGAAATTGCTGCGTTAGGTGTAACGTCCACATTAATTCTTCTGTAAACAGACTCGTCCATTTTTTCCGAGTATTTTAGGAGGTTCGTCCTCTGTTCTTCAATCAACAACCCCTCACGATTACCCACAAGCCTTTGCTCATCAGTCAATACTTCCTGAATCTTACCTGTAGCTGTTCGTGCTGTTGCTGTTGAGCCCCGAGTGAAATCCAGAGCAGTATTGAAAGGCATTTGCGTCAGACTGTTGACTGGCCCTTCATACACTTCGTATTTGTTATTGGCAAAGTCCAGTGACAACGTAGCTTGTTTGAGCAGGTCTTCACGACTTCTGTGAGCTTCATACTCAGACTCTTTGAGATACTGAGTATGTGGGTCAGCATCGTCAAGGTGATCTTCATACTCAGACTCTTTGAGATACTGAGTATGTGGGTCAGCATCGTCAAGGTGATCTTGCAACCCCCCCTCAAGAACTAAGTTTTGTGCAGATCTTGTCTTTGTGACACCACTTTGTACAAGTGGAATAAGTTCAAGACCAGCCAGAGGATCAGCTCCGGGTAGTTCAGTGATTCGAACTTCATCTAATATTGGCATTTATTTTTACCTCTGTTAAGTTACGATAGGTTCATCGAGTTCTGTTACTATTGTTTCATATTCTTCTGTTGTTATTGGAATATCGTTATTAACTATTCTTTCGTTTGAACCTGTGTACGGGTTAAAGTGGCTAAACTCTGTAATCTTACCGTTGAAGTGTTCGTAGACATCCCCAACATTAGTTGTAAAGCTTCCTCCAATTCTCATGTCAAAGTTTCTTATATTTACTTGTTCATTTGCAACGACAATAGATGCAAACCGATTCTCATCCTCTATAGAAAAATAAACACCAGATACTGTATAAGAAATATTTGCTACAATTGAGTCCGATGTGGCCTGCGTAATGATAGCTTCATAGCTCTCTGCAACACCCCATTCAGTCCTAACCTTCCAGTAAGTATCCTCTCTAAAAAGGATTATCTTAATACCCACACCTTCGGCTATAAAAACAACCTCGGTTTCAGATGGGTTATCATGTGTAATAGAAATATTAAAAGTACCTTGGCTTTCATTTGCCTCAAAACCCCACGTGTGTGTTAACACCTCATTAGGACCATTTATACACAACCCTAGAGGCTCTTGTGTTAATTCATCATGCCCAAACCTAGGCTCATTAGTAGATGCCGTCTGTTCATCCCCATTTATATCAAAGTATGTGTCTGTATAAGGTCTGGTGAAGGTAAACATCTGATTTAAAGTTTGAGTAGTTAGACCCGAACCAGAACCAAAGATGAACTGTTGGTAAGTCTGTGTTAAGAAATTGGCATAAAATGTCAGTGGATCTTGATACTCAATTTTGACACCAAAAGGTATTGGTAAGTAGCGAACACCAAGGGCAGATTCATCTAAACCCGGCACAAGAACAGATCCAGTGTTAAATTGGCGACCTATCCCTATAACTACAGTTCCCCCAAATTCTTCATATAACAGGGTATCTACATTGTAAATTATCTTTGCTGCTTGAAGGAAAGAGTCTATATTACCGTTAGATGAGTTTCTAATTATCTTCATCTTAATAATAAGTCGATACTCATTGTCATCCAAGTCTTGGTTTTCAAACTCAGGGTCAGAGAGACTTCTCCAAAAGCCACCAACAGTGCTATCATCCAAAGTACCGTATGTCTCTGATCCAAGAGCAGTATCAAAGCCAAAGTATTCTGTTATAGTGAGACCAAGTACTTGTCTTTCTTGCCCAACAATCCTACCAATTATGTCAAGTTGTGCTCCAACAGCAGTTTCTAAAGATCTGTCTTGCATAAGGTTATCAATAACCTCAAGCAATTCTGTCTTATTATCTACCATTACCTGAACGTACTTGTTAAAAACTTCGGCTAGTTTGAATTGTTGGGTAACAAGACCTTTAGCTTCTGTTGTATAATCTCTTGCTTGTACTGGGTTTAGCTCTTCAGGATAACTCTTTAAATCATCTAAACTCATGTTATAGTTACCTCTATATCGCTAATATTAATAGAAGCAATTTCATCAAAACCTAGACTAAAGCTATCAAATCCCTCTGACCCCTCTACAGTACCAACAAGTAAAGAGTTTATCTCGTGGCCTATAACTGAGTTGGCAGCACCAAAGAATCTTGGTGGTGTTATCCTAGGAGCGATTTTACTTATGTTAGCCGTATACTCAAAAATAGCTGATTTTATTTGGGAAACACCATCCGAAGGAAAGTTACTAAAAGTTGATATGTCTACTTTGACGTACAGTGGTGTAAACGTTGGTCTTTGAAATTGAATTTGTTTTGTATTGCCAGTATAATCAATAATGTCAATACTAGTGTTACCTACGGGTGAAATACCTGTCGGCTTGTTATCCCAAATAGACTGAGCTACGTCTTGGTTAACACCACCATTTACAATTACCATGTAAGAGTGTGCTGGGATGCCAGAAACATCAACTGAGTCTGTTGTATTTTCGTATATTAAAGTCTCCTGCACACCAACCAATCCAACTAGTTGTGAGAATAAACTTTCAGGTAGGCTAGATCCTCTTTTAAATTTTGATTGGTTAAACCTAAGCCTAAGCTGTGCATCAGTTTCTTTAGATCTACCAGAAATTGCACTAGACTTTTGTGAAATAGAGTCTAGACCAAACACTGGTGTAAGTATAGTATTAATAGTATTAATTACTTGTTTATTTTCACCATTTTCTGTGCAAACAACTTGCCCTGTCTTTGAAGACTTAGAGTAGTATACGTTGCTAGAGATAGTGTATGTGAATGGTTGTGGGTAATCATTAGACGATATACTAACGACCAAATTCACTGCGTCCATTACTGCGGTAACTCGAGAACCAAGCTCTGTGTTTATTGCAGACTCAATGCCTGTAAGAATACTTAGCTCTGTTGGTGCTGCTGTAGAAGTAAATGTTGTTGTAAGTGTGTTTACTCCGTCAGTAATCTCGACAGTGTAGGGTGATAAAGAGTCTATTGAAAATACTTTTAAAGACACACTTGTTGCAGAGGTCTCGTCCAGAGTTACATCAGACGGTAGGTTAAATCTGTTTGCTGTGAAGGTAGAGGCTACTGAAGAACCAGATGGCACCGTTGTTGCGTAATCACCTGAAAACTCAAGCAGACCTATCGTTGGTGAGGCACCTTGTCTAACAATGCCAGACAACACAACGAGGTTATCCAAAGCAATACCACTTGCTGAGTTTGGATCAAAAGCAGAGTAAAGTTCTTGGATAGCTTCCCAAAGGTCAACCTCGGATGGAGCTACGACACCTATCAATCTTCCTAGTGCAGAAGCAGAGCTTGTGTCTAGAATCTCACCTGATTCTAGTAAGCTACTGAAAAGAGTTACAGCGTTTTCTCTGAAAGTCTGGTTAACTTCTGGTAATCTTTTTATTGTTAAGCCTTGGTCATTCAATCCAGCCATTATACACCTACCTCTAATTCGTTAATTTCTAGTGTCTGTCCCTCAACACTTGTTACTGTAAAGGACAGGGAGTAGACTCTTTGTGCGGTTAGTGTAGAATCAAATCTCAAGATCTCTACTACATCGTTGTCTTCTTTTATAAGAGTCCTGAAGATTAAATCAATAGTTGATTTAACTCGACCCTTACCAAATATCTCTTGAAAGTAAGGGGTTCCGTAATTAGTATTTAAAAACCACTCACCTTTAAAAGTAAGTAGCTTTATTTTTAATCTTTGTTTTAAACCAATTGGTGTGGTTCCTGTCATTGGACTTGATCCGTTAACAAAGACAACATCATGGGTTGAATCTTCTAATAAAATATCCATAAGTATTCTCTATTAAATTGGAGGTCCGACAGTTCCACCTTGTGGATCAGAGTGTGAGTGGGCCTTGAGGCTTATGCCATCAGCGACAACATCACCACCTACTAGTGTAATGCCGCTTTGAACTGTGATAGGCTCTGTGACAGTAAGTGGTGCGCTTATTGTAGCAGTACCACCACCACCAGCACTTGGTGCCATAGCAAGTGTTCCTGCTAGATTAAAAACACCAGACCAATTAGTTATTGGGCATGTCACGGCAGTAGTCCCAGATACGTTAACAGTCCAAGTTGCTGCTGTTAAAGATAAATCAGTGCCAGCTTGTATACTTGTTGCTGCATCTGATTCCATAGTAGTGGTAGTGCCTGAAGACATACTTATCTCTGCACCAGCGTTTACTGTAAAATTACCCTGAGCTTCTATTGTTAAATTATTACACTCGATAAGTCCATCGTTGAATTTCGCATAGAAGTCCTGATCGGTTCTCATCTCAATGTTGCCATTATCTTTTAGACGAAACTCACACTCAGTGCTTTGACCTATGTTGTTGGTGATAACCATGTCTCTTGTTGAGTGAGTCCACTTCCGTTTTGCAGGGTCATTGACGGCATCCTTGAAAGGAAACAATCCGGGTATTGCGATAGCGTCTCTAATACTAAACCTACGCTTATCTTGTGGAATGTATGTCTCGCTTCCTGTGGAGGCTTTGAAAGCGTCAGTTGACCTTTGCGAGAACACACACAACACTATGTCACCAACATCTATAGGGAAGGTCATAGACGCCTTCTTAGAGGCTGGGAATATTAGTGGCACGTTCAGTATAGTTGGTTGACTCTTTGATGTTCCGTCTGCTAGGACTTTGTCCGCTAATGGTTGTACATCAACCCTTTGGTCTTCGAGTTGAACCCTTACGGTAACAACACGGCAAGCAATGGATGTGTACATTTCTGATGTTTTAGAACTATAAAAGTTTTCTAGAACACTGCTTAGTGATAATTCCTTCACTGGTTTTCCTCCGTAGTGCCTTTTCTTTTTGAACAAACGCAAGTCATAATCCAATCTCTACCACGGTAGTCTCCTTTAAACTCTATTTCCTCTACCCTGTAAAACTCAGACTCGTCTTTATAATCAACCCTGACAAGTGATCCGGGTGTTACTGTTGGGTTAAGTAACGCCACAAATTTAACACCAAGCTTCTTATTTACATTTTCGCTGGAATCGGTATCTGATCCTGTCATGGGGTAAGGTCTATCTATCAATCCACTCGTCGGACTAATAATAGGAGCTGACTGCGTATCTGTTGCCTCCACTGTATTTGAGTCGTTGATATACAACGTATTGCTTTCAACCTTCCATTGAAGATTGTAGGCGTTGGCTATTTGGTTGAACATCTGTCTTGGCGTACCTGTTAAGGGATAACCGTAGATAACTTCGGACTCTAAGTTTTTACCCTTATACACACCTTTGGCTATGCTAGTTGTCTTTCTGACAGCTTCAAACGCATCTTCAATGTTACCACCTTCGGGCACAAGTTCAGATATTATTTTATGGGTAAGCTCAGAAAAGGAAGGAGATAAATCAATTGTGGTTATTCTGTCAGTCCCGTTCTTGACTGTTGCAGCATCAATAACCTCTCCGTAGAAAAGCCTTACAAGGCTACCTGCGTACCCACAAGAAAAGATTGCAACTGGGTAGTCTGTTTGTAGAAATGTTAATGATTCGTCCGATAGATTGTACACCTTCAGAGAACACTTGTCAACCTTGTCCTTGTTATTAACTGACTTCTTTATTTGAAACTGAACCTGAAGATTGTTGATAGAAATACCATCACCAGTTGCAGAATCACCTATCTCTAGTGAGTACTCTCTATCAAAAAACTCCATATTAGGACTCGCTCTCGTCGTTGTAGATATAAAAGAACTCGTAAAATTCCGATGGTTTCTCTATATTACCCTCAATATCTTGTGGGTCTGCATCTGCTATAGGTGTAAAGAAAAAACCACCCGACAGATTATCTAATCTATAGTCTGAAAAAAGCAGCGAATTTGGTGTTAGCCTTTGCCCAGACACTAGCGTATTTTTTCTAGAATCTTTTAAAGTAAAAACCCAAGTGTCAGTTCTTTCTAAGAAAAGAAATTTTAGCTGATATTTATTCCCTTCTAGTGTGGTAGAGTAGGAATAAAAGGTTTCATCAAACAAGGGTAGTTTTAAATATTTTAAAGCCATGTATACCTCTCTTATAGTTAAAGACCAAGAGCAGCCGTTATGTCACCCAACGAGACATCTTCACCGGGAACTAAACTCCTGAGTACTGTACGATCATTCTCGCCTTCGTCAGCAGCAACCTCATTAGTAGACTTATCGCCCTTTGCCGCTTCTTCTTTAACTTGATTTTGTCGGTCTTCTGCGACATCAACAGGAACTCTTGTTTCCAGTAGTTTAGCAAAAGTTATTTGCTCAAGTGTAATATCAAACGCTAGTGCGTCACCAGTTTCTGTGGATTCCTTTATCGTTAAATTTGTTATAACAACATCTACAAGGAAGCTATCAACTACAGCGCCATCATTAAATTCAAATACCGACAATACATCCCTGTTTAAATAAAGACTTTCAAGTTTTAAAAATAAAGCCTTCTCTGTGTAGGAATCTTTTCTGTTTTCAGAAAGGCCAGTTACTTCTGGGAGTGTGTCCGAGAAGAATTGACCAACCACATCTGGAAGTAGGTTTGTGGGGTTGTCATCATTTGAAACTTGAATCTCTGTCGCAATATCGCTATCAACAACAATCTGACCAATCCCAATAAAACCCCTATCTTCAGAGGATAACCTTGGTTTTGAGAAATTAAAGTCAGCTCCACTCAAGAACCCAGTTATACTTAGCTTTGGGTTTTCTTGAGTTATGTGATCAGATATGACACCAAGACCATCTACAGGATGCTGGCTAACTTTACTGGATAGTGTTTGAGAATATTTTGTGACAACATCTAGATAAATGAAGTCACTGTTTTTATTTTTTAATATAATCAACCTGAGTCTCCTAAGTTATCATTAGTTTGTCGTAGTTGGCTTTGCAA